GTCGCAGCGGATAGCCTGTTCCAAAAACCACACCATGTCCGGGTCATCCAGCGGTTTGGAAAGTTCCCGCAGCTGAATGTCCACCGGGATGCGGAAGAAGAACTTGGCAATGTCCATCTTGACGATGTACCAGTCTCCCGGCTTGCGGGCATAGCTTCGCATCCATTGCTGAACAGTCCTCGATGCACGGATAGGACCTTTCTCCTCGATGCTGCCAAAACTGTACTCATACATCGACTTGCGGTAGATAGGCCACAGGACGTTGTGTGCAGCGCAGTTGATGACGCGGTCATAGAACGGCAAGCTGCTGATAAGCCGCAGTTTCGGATAGTATTCATAAAACTGGTGAAGCTGCCCGGTGTGGTATTCATGCCACTGGAGCCGGTTCACCGAATCTATCAAATTATCCTCAAGGAGATTTGTGTACTGGAGTACGCAATCCTGTTGCCGCTTGTGTTTGCGGGCTTTCAGATAACCGTCATACATATTGTCGAACGTTGCGAAACGCTCAAAAATGTGTCTGTATTTTTCCAACAAATCCCTCCTGAGGTCGTACCCGAACGAGTGCCGTGCGCCCAACACGCCGGAACACTGGCCCGAATACTGGTGTTTTCAGGCTGCATATTGCAACCAAGGGAATCGACCCCTTTATCCCTCTGTGCTGAGAGTAAACCCATGAGTTTACAGTATCTGACGATGAGGCAAAGCGGAGCGGAAGCCCAAGTTCGCCCTCGTGTTGGAACGCGGGTTGTTGCCGTTGAACGAGGCGAGGCCGTAAGAGGAGTTGTTCCAGTTGCCGCCGGAGTAGAAGCACCGTTCGGCAGCACCATTGTTGAACC